TCTTAACAGCAACTGTCACGTCGTGTATAATAACCAGCACACTCTGCGCTCTGCGCTTACGTGACAAGCGAACAGCTTTCGCAAGCTCGCTCACTGCTAGCACAACGTTCACGTGGTGCGTGTCTTTGCGATCTATTTGTTGTTGCAGCTTGAAACAGTTGTCACACATTGCTTTCTCCTTTGTTATTCGTACCAACCGTCGCCAGCATAGTAGAGGGGCACTGTCGAGCTAAAGCGCGAAGCCGCCTCTTGCGCAGGCACGCGGTTTAGAACACCTTCCGTCACTAGACTGTTTAGCGTCTCGACTAGAGCTTTGCTTGCGCCTCTGCGATCTTCCTGGAAAGGTCCACGTTTTTGCAACCTACGCACAAAATAGCTATAAGGTGCGATGGGTTGCTCTAGCAGCGCTTTAGGAACCTTGTAGGCTGCGCGCTGCTGTGGTGTTAGCTTTCGATAAGCAGCGAATGATTTGCGTACCTCATGGCCTAGCCTGTGATCACCTGTGCCTACCGAACCAGACGCAAAGTGTGCTACGGTTCCGCCCACGTCACGATTTACAAAATCAAGCGCCCACTGCGCATGCATCGCTGTTACTTGTGGATAATGCGCATTCTCTCCAACGGCTAGCAGTGCTGCAAGCTTCAAGGCTTTCAAGTGTGCCCTATTCCACAGCTGTCTTTCGACTTCGCCGCCTGCTTCGTTAATCCTGGCATCAACCTCAACGTTGAAAGCGTCAAGTAGCTTTTGAGCATCGTCGTCTATCGAGACAGGCAAGCATGTGCGGTTCTGTTGGCTCGCAAGTGCCACGGCTGCGAGCTGCGCGAAGCGGTCGATCAAGTCTTTGCTTGGCGCTACGTTGCTGACGACGTTGATCGGCACGCGCGGGCCGGTGTATTCCACTATTGAGAAGCGCGGGATCAAGCCGCTCGCTATGTGCGTGGCAGACAAAGAATCGAAGAACGTCTCCGGCGTCGACTCGCCGAACAAAGATACGGCCGGGCTTTGCACGTCTTTCGTGTTCTTGTCTTTGTCGCTGTAGACGGTGCTGCGGAAGTGCTGCGCCCACCCCGACTTAGAGTAGAGATCGAGCAACATCTGCCTAAGCGCAAGGTGCGAGGAGTTTGGTGAAGGGTCGCAGATCTGTTGCAGGGTTAGGCCGACTTCGCCGAGTATGGCCACAAAGCAAGGGTGCTCTTGCAACGTGCGCACAAGCCCTTGCCCGCTGGCAAACGAACGTGGGCCGATGAACGTGTCTATACTCGGAACTACCTGGCGCACGGCTGTGACTAGCTTGTCAATACCTTGCGCTGCACCTTCTTTGCCTGTTCCTGTCGGTGCTAGGACAATGACATACTGATTGAGTCCTGTGCTAGATATGTTGTAGGAGCGGCCTACAACACCGGCAACTAGCGCAATTGCGCCGGCTAGCGCAATCTCGGGAACCGGCCTCACGGCTGCTGCATAGATGTAATCAGCAACGTCGCCGACAAGTCCAGGCGGGCGCGCGAAGGCTTTCGCCTGGTTGATAGGCAATGTGGGATTGATGGGACTGGCGAGCATCGACAAGTCAACAGGCGCGATCTCAGTCGAGCGAACGCGCTTTAGCGAGCGCGCCAGGTAGTCTTCGCGCTGTGCTTTCTTGCGTTGGCCTAGCGCTGTCTGCCTGAACATGCGCGTGCATTGGTCATTGCTTTTACTGTAGAAGGCTAGGATGCTCAGTAAGGCTTCGTCCGCCTATGACTGACTCGGGTAGCCCATTGCGTGCCAAGTGCCCTCGCACAGGCTGATGAATTTAGAGGCGTTCGCCGCTGTGCTAGCCATCCGCCAAATGTCATCATCACTGAGGCTGGCATTTTGGTCCGTAAATGCCGATGTAGGGCGCGGCTTCATCTCACCTGCTAGCTGTTCAAGCAGGCTTTGCTTGTCCACAATGGGCTTATCATTCGCGACGTCGCCCGTGCAAACCATGTATCTGTCTTGCGTGTAGATCTCTACGCTGTCGCGCTTGATTGCTTCGGGGAGCTTGCCTCGACACCAGATGTGGAAACCGCGACCGTTGATCGAACGTTCCACATACGTATCCGAGAACGCCGACAGAATGCGCGCATGCACGTCTTGCTGTTCGCGAGTCAGTGTGCCTTTGTCGTCCAGGTCGATCACGGTGTACGGATCTGAATTGAGTACAAATCCTGTCCACAATTGAGAGGCGAGCGCCTGATCGAAAGTGCCCCAGGTTGCGTGATCTGTGACGCTCGCACGCTGGCCTGTGCGCGGGTCAAGCGGTATTTTGTCCGGTCGGCAGCAAACCCACTGCGCCAGTTTGCGCAACTCTGCGGGGATACGTCCACGCACGCTAGCGCCCCAGCTTGAGCGGTTTTCCGATCAGGTGTTCATAAAGTTTTTGCACGCGCCTGACCGACGGGTCAGGCATGCGATTCCCGCGAAAAGCAGCTAGCCACGAGTAACCGAGTCCCGTGGCTACAGCAATCTCAAATGTCGTTTCTTCCGAGGATTTCAACAAATCCAATGTGGTTAGGTGTAGGGAACTGGTAGGAGTTTCTTCCTTGCGCTTGGGCATAGCTCGGGAGTATGTTCTTTTTCCGTGGCGGTAGGCAAGAAAATTCTACGCTGAAAAAAATCATACGATTTTCTTGACAGCGGTTTGCATGCGTGTAAAGTAGGCTTTGTCAGGATCGAAAACCCCAGCAAAGGAACCCCCAGCTATGAACATTGTAACGCGCGAATTCCTGCGACAGAACTACGCCTGCTACTATAACGAAGACGAAGGCGAAGAAAAAGTAAACAGGCTTGTCCCCCCGCAAGGCTTGATGGCGCTGCAAGTGGCGCGCTTGAAAATCCCAGAGCAAGATCGGATTTGGGTACTCACGCGAAAGACCGTGCTCGCTGATGCTGTGCTGTGGGAGTGGGCGTCGCGCACGGTGGAACGTGTCCTGTCGCGGGTTAAGACTCCCGACCCGCGAAGCCTTGCTGTGGTCCCGTTGCTGCGACGTCTGGCCGACGGCGAAAAGGTGCCCAAGTCTGAGATCGAGAAGATCCGCGTCGCCGCCCGCGCCTTCGCCGCCGCCGCCGCCTACGCCGCCGCCGCCGCCTACGCCGACGCCGCCGCCTACGCCGACGCCGACGCCGCCTACGCCGACGCCGCTGCCGCCGCCGCCTACACCGACGCCGACGCCGCCTACGCCGACGCCGCCGCCGCCTACGTCGACGCCGCCGCCGCCGCCGCCTTCGCCGCCTACGCCGACGCCGACGCCTACGCCGACGCCCGGAAAAAAGAGCGCGAGCAGCAGATCGCCGACATCATCAGTCTACTAGGAGGCGTAGCGTGAACCTAACCCCAGCACAGCAGCAAGCACTTCGCGCGTGGCATGCAGCCGTAGAAGCCGCGAAGCCTGCCAAGCTTTTGATCGAAGCCGAGCAAGCAGCACGCAAGGCCGCGTGCAATGCACTTGAGACGCTGTTACCCGCGAACGAAGGCACCTGCGCGGTAGAACTAGAAGGCGGCTGGCAAATCAAGCGCAGTATCAGCTACACACGCAAGATCGACGTTAAGGTAGTGGAGTCGTTGCGTGCGCCGCTTAAAGCGCTGCACCAGTCACTAGATAAGCTAGTCGACTGGAAGCCGTCACTGATTACGAAAGAGTATCGCGAGCTGACAGCAGAGGCACGGGCAATTTTCGACACGTGCCTGACCACAACGCCGGGACTGCCGACGCTTGAGCTTGTGCCGCCGAAGGTGCAGCCTTGAAAATCTACCATTGGGCTGATGCTGTCGGCGAGCATTGGGAGTATTGCTATAGCCTTGACGCTGTTACTCGCATTGCTGCCTGGATCTACTTCGCATGGCCGCGCTACACAAAGGCAAGCGCGTGATCAGCGAAGAACTACTGAAGGCCGTGCGCCGCCGCTCGCTCGCACGGCAACGTTTGACAGACGCGCGGAAGGCGCTGCACGCTGCTGAAGCTGAGTATGCTATGGCAGAAGCCGAAGCACACGCAACCGAGCAAGCAGAGCGAAAGGAAATGCCGCTATGATTCGTTGGCTCACTACAGATCAGGTTGCACGCAACGGCGTCAAGATTCTCGCTTACGGTGTTGGCGGCACAGGCAAAACAAGCCTTTGTGCGACCGCACCTAACCCGTTTGTAATCTCGGCAGAGTCTGGTTTGCTGTCTCTGGCGAAGTACAAGATACCAGGCGCGGCGGTGTCATCAATTGCAGAGCTTAGCGAGGTTTGGCAATGGGTTGCAGGCTCGACAGAGGCGAAGCAGTTTGCCACAATCTGTGTTGACTCCTCGACTGAACTGGCCGAAGTATTCTTGCAAACACTCAAAGCAAGCAACAAAGATCCGCGCAAGGCGTATGGCGAGATGCTTGATCAGATGATGCAACTGCTGCGCGCCTTCCGTAACTTAGAAGGCAAGCACGTCTACATCACCTGCAAAGAGGAATGGGCGAAAGACGAAGCTTCGGGCAGCATGCGCTTTCAGCCGATGATGCCGGGCCAAAAGCTAGGCCAGCAACTGCCTTACCTATTCGACGAAGTTTTCCGCCTGATTGTGGCTCGGGACCAACAAGGCAAAAAACAGCACGTTGTCTGCACACAAGCGGACTATCAATATGAAGGTAAAGACAGGTCAGGCTGTCTCGATCCTTTCGAGCAACCGAACCTGACAGCAATCATCAACAAGATCACAGGAGGCAAGTAGAGTCATGCAACTATTCCAAACCCCATTCGACGCCAACACGGTCAAGCCCAATGAAGCTTTTGAGCCTTTGCCCGCTGGTTGGTACAACGCCAGGATCATCAACAGTGAAGCCAAGCCAACAAAGGACAATCTGTCAGGCTACTTGCAGCTTGACCTTGAAGTCCTCGACGGCGAACACAAGGGCCGCAAAGTCTTCGACCGCTTGAACCTGTGGAACGAAGGCCCCAACAAAGAGAAGACTTGCGAGATCGCACAGCGCCAGTTGTCGGCGTACTGCCACGCTACCGGGGTTTTCATCTTGCAGGACTCCAATCAATTGCACGGCATCCCGCTGAAGATCAAGCTGGCAATCCGACAGAGCGAAGGCTTTGATCCGACCAACGACGTCAAGGCCGTGAAGCATATTCAAGACGGCACAGGAACCGCACAGCCGACGGCTGCGGCGCCTACCTTCCCTTCTGCGCCTCAACCTGCGACGTCGGTGCCCTTCGCTTCTGTTCCTGGCGGACAAGTGCCATTCGGCCAGAATCCAAGCCTACCCGCGCAGCCTGTGCAAGTACCCGCCAGTTCCCCGCCATGGAGCATGCCTGCTGCCGCCGCGCCCGCCTTCACACCACAAGCACCCGTCGGCCAGGGTATGCCGACTGGCGGCCCCGTTCCGCCCTGGCGCAAGTAGCTGACTCTTTGCCTGCGTCGACGCGCTCTTGCCTGCTGGGGAGTAAGTAAGCCGCTCACGCCGACGCAGGCTTTGACTGCGTGGCGCAATTGGCAGCGCGCCGAGCTTTCTCGGTGTTGTGGGTTCGACTCCCGCCGTAGTCACGAAGGAGACAGACATGCTAACGAAAAGTGAAAAACTAGTGTGGGCTGCGGCGTTCGTACACCAACTGGCAAAGAGCGACGCAGGTGACGCCGTGCAAGCTGCTTACCGCGCAGTAACAGCGATGCGGCTAGTAACCCTGACAGCAAATGAGCGCGATTGGGAACCTTCAAAAATGCTAAACAGCATGCGCGAGATGAAGCCGTGATCCGTATTGCACACAAGACACTGGCTGCAATCAAGCAAGCAATCGAAAGCGATCAAGGCGCCAAGTTCCGCACGCTGCTTCGTGCGTTGATGCCACTTGCAGAGGATGCCTACCGAGGCGAAGATTCGCCGTTCCGCACGCACCTTGGCGCTTCGCAGATTGGTGAGGATTGCGCACGCAAACTCTGGTATGGCTTTCACTGGACCACAGCGGACAAGCACAGCGACCGCATCTTGCGCCTGTTCAATAGGGGACACCTGGAAGAACCGCGCTTTGTGGCTATGCTCGCCGCAGCCGGGATCAAGGTCTACCAGTACAAAGCGCCCGGCGAGCAATTCAAGATTCAATTGCATGGTGGGCACTTCGGCGGAAGTCTTGACGGTGTTGCCGAGGCTATCCCTGACGCTGCCGGTCCTGTGCTAACTGAATTCAAAACGCACAACAAGGAATCATTTGCAAAACTAGCAGGTCGCAATTGGAGCTATCGCGTAGCCAACCCGGGCGACTGGCCCTTTGACGGTATAGGCGTGCGCGCATCCAAGTTTCAGCATTACGTACAAATGCAAATGTACATGGCCGCGTACCAGTTGCAGCACGGCCTTTACTTGGCAGTGTGCAAGGATGATGATTCGCTGTATGGTGAAGTCATTGTGGCCGACGCCGCAATCAGTGGCGCGTTCGCCAATCGCGCACGTGAAATCGTCTTCGCGACTGAGCCACCGGCGCGAATCAAAAACGATCCGACATGGTGGCAGTGCAAGTTCTGCGACAAGGCGCCGGTGTGCTACGGAAAAGCCGCGCCTGCTCGCAACTGCCGGACATGCGCAAGCGCTCAACCTAAAACCGACGGTACTTGGCTCTGCAATCAGCACAACAGATTTCTCGATAAGCCCGCACAGCTAGCAGGCTGTCCACAATACCAGGCGCACAAGCTATGAGCCCCGGACATCTAGCTTGGCTGCTAACGCTCGGCAAAGCAGCTATCATTGAAAAGCAAGTGTATGATCTCTTGCTCAACTGGCAACGCCCACAGGACGTCAAGCGCCGTGCGACCGCGTGAATATCAGCAATACGGCGTCGATTGCCTCTGGCAATACTTCGCCGACGGCAACACCGGCAACCCCATAGTGGCGATGCCGACGGGCACAGGTAAATCCGTCGTCATTGCACAGTTTCTCGTCGAAGCTTTCAAGCGATACCCTGGCACGCGTTGCATGCTCCTATCGCACGTCAAAGAAATCTTGCAACAAGACCTGACGTGGCTGCTACGACTGTGGACAACAGCGCCCGTCGGTGTCTACTCCGCTGGACTCGGGCGCAAGGAAACCTACGCGCCGATCACTGTCGCCGGTATTGGTTCTGTAGTTGACTGTGCCGCCGCTTTTGGATTCGTCGACTTTGTGATCGTAGACGAGTGCCACCTAGTTTCGCCCAAAGAAGATACGATGTATCAGGCTTTCTTGCGCGACTTGCGCGCCGTTAATCCGCAGCTCAAGACAATCGGATTGACAGCAACACACTACCGACTCGGGCAAGGCGATCTAGTCGACGGTGGCTTATTTACTGACGTTGCCGTTGACATGACCGAAATGGCGATCTTTAACTGGTTTGTCGACGAAGGCTATCTAGCGCCGCTTGTGGCGCGGCCAACGTCGACCGAGCTTGACGTCGACTGCGTGCAAATCAGGCAAGGCGAGTACAATCAGAAGCAGCTTCAAGGCGCGGTCGACAAAGCCGAAGTAACGAAGGCCGCGCTTGCTGAGGCGCTAAGGCTTGGCGGCACGCGCGCACACTGGCTAGGCTTCGCATCAGGTGTCGAGCATGCAGAGCACTGCGCGCAGTTCTGTAACGAAATGGGCGTATCAGCAACCGTTGTCCACAGCAAGATGCCCGACGGCGAGCGCGACGCAAGGATCGCCGCCTACCGTGCTGGCGAGTTTCAAGCCTGCTTCAATAACGGGGTACTGACGACCGGCTTTGACTTCCCAGCTATTGACTTGATCTTGATGTTGCGACCGACAGTGTCGCCAGGCTTGCACGTGCAAATGCTTGGACGCGGCGGGCGGGCGATGTACGCGCCAGGCTTTGATGTGTCCACAACACAAGGGAGACTAGACGCTATCCGCGCTTCGCAGAAACCTAACTGCTTGGTCCTTGATTTTGCTGGAAATGTTCGACGACTCGGGCCGATCAACGATCCAGTTACTCCAAAGAAGAAAGGCAAGGGTCAAGGCGAAGCGCCGATCAAGGTCTGCGACGCGTGCAACAGCTATTGCCACGCAAGCGCGCGCGTCTGCCCCTACTGCGGCGCTGCTTTTCAAATCAAGGTGCGCTTCAAAGCACGCGCAGCCGAAGACGAGATCCTAAAGCGCAACGAATCGCCAGAGATTGTCGACGTACCTGTTGACCGCGTGACGTACGCTATACACGCGAAAGCAGGATCGCGCGAAAGCCTCAAAGCAAGCTACCACTGCGGACTGCGCATCTTTCACGAGTGGCTGTGTTTCGAGCATGACGGCTACCCGAAACACAACGCTCACACGTGGTGGCGAGCGCACACGACAACAAAGCCGCCTGCGACAGTTGTCGAGGCAGTAAAGCGATTGACCGAGCTGCGCACGCCAAAGCTAGTCAAAGTGTGGATAAACAAGAAGTACCCGGAAGTGAGGGGCCATGGCTTCTGAAATCATTACTATTCCTGTTGTAATTGATTTGCCACGCTTGCAGATGCGTGAAGTATTGGCGGGCCGTTGGCGCTGCTGTTTCAACTGCGCCGAATGGCGAGAGAACACGCAAGGCAACGGCGACAGTGATCCGCTTTGCACGAAGTTCAAGACACGCCCGCCGACTGAAATCATTGTCGTTGGCTGCGCGGAGTGGTTTGCCAGCGGGATACCCTTCTAATGTTCGCCGCCGCGCTACTGCTGTCCGCGCAGCCGACAAACCCGCCGCGTGTCGGCGCGTGCGATCCTGACATGGCCGATGCCCGCCACCTACCGCTAGGCCCTCACGTCGACGCCGACGGCTGCGCATCCGAGATTACCCTGGGATACGACGGGCATCGATTCTATGCAAATCCGCTTTGCGTCGAGTGCGATCACGCGTTTGCAGCGCCGCAAATAGGCCGTGTGTGCTGTGTCTGCATCGCTAAAAAGTCGAGCAAAATCAACGATTTGTAAAATACTTGCAAACTGTGTTTGCGCTACAAAAGGTCCTAGAGTAGAGTTACTTTTATGACGACGAAACAAAATATTGAAGACTCGGTGAGGTACTTGGCGCCCATCAACGCACGTGGCGCGTTCTCGCTCGGCAAGCATTCGTACACTTACGAATTGGTTGCAGGTCTTGTGCTCATTTGGAGAGATGCACAGTATGACGTATTTTGTCGTGTAGAGTTAAAGTAGAAAGGATCCATCATGCTCGCTTTAATCCTCGCCGCTATGCTCAACCACCCCACGACGGCCGCTGTTGCCTGGCATGCGACTGCCGCCGTCGAGTCTACGAAGCAGGCGCGCACCGAGCGCCACGCCCGCGCCGAATCGCTGGGCCGATGGCTCGATTCCCTGGACGGCGAGCGCATCCGCGCCGCCGCTCGTTACTCACCCTTTGCCGATGACGAGCCAGACGCCTCGCCGTTCGAGGTGACGCCTTGACACTACAGCAGCGCTACCGCCAGCAAGCTGCATGTGAGCGCATCCGTCAGCTAGTGCAGCGGCAGATCCGAATGATGTGCTACGCAGTACAAGGTAGGCTAGGGCACGCGCGATGGCTCGGCCGCGAGCTGGACAAAGTCAAAGCAGGGAGATAGCTATGCAACCAAGCAACACAGGCCGCTACAGCGAGATATTTCTAGGACGCAGCCGCCGCGACGATCTGCACGCCACACACACGCACGGTGCTCCACTGCCTGCGATACCAGACAGCGCCGAGACTGCCGAGGCGATCATGCGCAAGGCTCGTGACTTCGGCCCTTCGCCGCGCGAAGCGCTGCGCAGGCTGCTTGATGAGGAGTGCCGCGAGACTGCGCAACGGCTGCAAAAACCATGAAAGTCATAATCGACGTTACAAAAGCCGAATTCGCTTTTGTACTGAGCCCCAGCAAGCCCCATCACTATGTCGAGGGCGACGCGACAGTTAGCCGTACCTATAGCGCGCTTACGCGTGGCCAGCTTCGCAGGCTGTATGCCAACACCACAGGCTACCCGCTAGATGCTGAGGATTACAACGCCGCACTTCAAGCTTGCAAATACCTAGCACTTCGACTACTAACAGAAGAAAAGGGAGGCACGTATGATCTCGAAAAAGAAGGCTAAGAAGCCGACGCCAGCGAAGCAGGCAAAGAAGCCAGCGAAGCAGGCGGCAAAGAAGAACAAGAAGTCAACCCGCACGAAAGGATCGAAACACATGGACAGTTTTCCACAAGCACAGAATCCGTCACAGGCCCCGAGCTGCATTGAAGCTTTGCTCGAAGCCATCAACAACAAGCTCGGTGAGCTTGTGCAAATCGAAACCTACCTGGCGAACAAAGTCACCGCTGCGGCGTCGCCGCCTGTGGTGCCTGTTGCTGTGCCAACGTGCGCCGCTGCGCTTGCTCCTGCGTCGATTGCTGCCGCTCCTGCACCGGCGCAGACTGCCGCGCCGTCTGCACCCGCCACGCGTCCAGGCGCCGGTACCGTCGGCTGCCTGGTGTGGGACTACTGCGACGGCATGACCACGCAGCTCGGCCGCGCACCCACGAAAGACGAAGTGATCGCCGCGATCAAGGCGTACTCGCCGACGCTGAACGGACAGCCGGTCAACGAGTTGACGGCGTCCACGCAGTATAGCAAGTGGCGTGGTGCTCAGGGTCTGCCGCGCTTGCCACGTGGTTTCGGCGCGCAGAAGCCTGCCGCCGCGCCTGCTGACGTTGCTGCGGCGCCGACGCCTGCGCCTGTTGCACCGCCTGTTGCCGCCGCGCCTGCGTTCGCTCCGCTGCCGCTGCCTGCTGCTGTGCCGCCCGCTCCTGCGCCTGCGCCTGCTCCTGTTGCTGCGCCGTCGCTGCCGCCGTGGCTTCGCGCTCAAGGCTAGATCGCGTCTCGCTCGCGCTCACGTCACAGGACGTGGGCGCCTTGGGGGATACGATGCGCAGGCGAGCCGTTGTGTGGTAGTACAATCGGCAGCCGCTAACACCAATCAACGATAGCTCGCAAGAGCACTTAATAACAGTTACACAACCCGCGCAGTCCACAAGAGTCAGGATAGACCGCTAGACCGGCAAGGACACTTACACCGGATGCGCAGTAAGCGCAACAGCGGACAGTGGTTCGATCCCACAATGCGCGGCAAAATGGAACTTCTACAGGCTCTAAAATTCGTAGCAGGCGCCGTCGCCAAAAGCGACTACTTGCCGGCACTTCAACACGTTGCAATCGGTGGAGGCTACGTCGTGAGCTTCAACGGCACTGTCGCTCTGTGTGCGCCGGTCGTGCTTGACTTGACCGCCTGCCCGCGCGCTGACGTTTTCGCCAAGGCGATTGCCGCTTGCACCGAGCCTGCACAATTGCACATGACAGATCAAGGCTTGGCTGTGCAGTCGGGCGCCTTGCGTGTGGTCGTGCCTTGCGCGCAAGAAACCTTTCCGCGTGTGTTCCCTGGCGGCTTCGACGTACCACTCGTCGGTGCTTTCTTGCCAGCACTCCAAACGCTTGAGCCAATTGTGTCCACAGATACAAGCAAGCAACTCTTCAACGGCATTTTGCTTCGAGGTGCATCGGCCTACGCAACAAACAACACGATCCTATGCGAGTATTGGCTTGGACACATGTTACCTGTCGATGTCAACTTACCTCTGCCGGCTGTGCGCGAATTGCTACGAATCGACGAGGAGCCTACGCGCGTGCAAGTCTCCGAGCGCAGCGCAACCTTTCACTTTGCCGACGGGCGGTGGCTGCGCACAGCGCTTTTCCCCACGACGTGGCCGCAGTCGTTGACGTCGTTGCGCACACAGAGCCGGCTCAGAACGCCACTGCCTGACGGTTTCTTTGCGGCGCTCAAGCAGCTTGCGCCGTTCGCTGAGATGGACGCTTTCATTCTAGACAACGGGATCGCAACAACAGCGACCGCGCAGCAGGGCGCGCACGTCACGGTGCCGGGATTGCGCAAAGGTCCGCGCTTCTCCATGGCGCAGCTTCGCAGACTCGACGGCATCGCGACTGCAATCAACTTCTGCGACTATCCACAGCCGTGCCGCTTCATCGGCGAAGGCGTGCGCGGCGTGATTCTAGGCACAGTATGAACGGCCTTTTCTGGCAAGGTGGCCCGCCAGCTGTTACACGGATGATGCCGCCGATACCTGAAACCAACTGGCGCACGCCGCGCGACTTTCCGAACCTTGCCGCCGCGAACGCGCTGACGATTGACTGTGAAACGTGGGATCCCGAGCTGCTAGACCACGGGCCTGGTTGGGCGCGTGGGCGCGGACACATCGTCGGCGTAGCTGTAGGTACTGACGACGGACATCGTTGGTACTTTCCCACGCGGCACACCGTCGAGCCTGAATACAACCTACCACCAGACAAAGTGCTTGCTTGGGCCGGTGTCGAGCTTGCGCGGCCGCACCAACCAAAGCTAGGTGCAAACCTGATCTATGACGTCGGTTGGCTTCGCCAAGAAGGCGTGCGCGTCGCGGGCGAGCTATTTGATGTCGAATTTGCAGAAGCCTTACTAGACGAATCTGCAACAGTCAACCTCGGCGACTTGGGCCAGCGCTACTGTGGGCAAGGCAAGACGTCTGCGCAGCTTTATGACTGGTGCCGCGCCTGGTATGGCGGTGGCGAAGATCAGCGCGCGAACATCTGGCGAGCGCCTCCGCGCCTCGTGGGACCATATGCAGAAGGCGACGTTGATCTACCCTTCCGCGTGCTAGATGCGCAGTGGCAACGCTTGCAGGCGGAAGGCTTGCTTGACTTGTTCCGCATGGAATGCGCGCTTATACCGCTGCTTGTGGAAATGCGCTTTGCCGGTGTGTCGGTCGACCTTGCGCACGCGGAACAAGTCCGCGCGGATTTGCTTGCAGCTTCAATCGAGGAGCAAGCCAAGTTGCGGTCAATTGTCGGCTTTGAAATCAACATCAATGCAGCTGCGAGCATCGCAAAAGCGTTCGACAAGTTTGGATACGCATACGAGCGCACAGCCAAAGGCGCGCCGAGCTTTGACAAAGACTTCCTGTCTGCCTGCAAGAATCCAGTGGCCGACGCGATCAACGAGATCCGCAAACTCAACAAGCTGCGAACCACGTTTGTGGAAAACTACATTCTAGGCGCGCACGTCAACGGGAAATTGTATTGCAGCTTCAATCCGCTTCGCGCCGACGAAACCGGCACCAGGTCGGGACGCTTCAGCAGCAACGATCCGAACCTACAAAACATTCCCGTGCGTGACAAGAAATGGGGCAAGAAGCTGCGCAGCCTGTTCACAATTGACCATGGCCATAAGCAATGGCGCAAGTTTGACTATTCGCAGATTGAATATCGTTTTCTTGTTCACTTCGCTGTAGGGCAAGGCGCGGACGAAGCACGCCAACGCTACAACACCGATCCGACAACAGACTATCACGCTTGGGTACAACAGCTTGTTGCGCCTGTTGCGGGATGGGACTTGTCCACAGAAGAGCTTCGCAAGTTTCATCGCTTTCTCACAAAGAATCTCAACTTCGGCGCTGTCTACGGCATAGGAGAAGTACACATGGCTGAGCTATTGCGCCAGCCACGCAGCGAGGCTAAAAAGATTCTCGCTTACTATCACGACGCTTTGCCTTTCGTGCACGCGACGATGCAGGACTGTATCGGGCGAGTTGATCAGCAAGGCTACATCACAACGATACTTGGCCGGCGCAGCCGGTTTGATTTGTGGGAGTCAAGGCAACAGCGGGGATCGCTGCCGTTGCCTTACGACAAGGCGTTGCTACAGTACGGCCAGATCAAGCGCGCTTACGCCTACCGCAGTCTCAATCGCGAGCTGCAAGGCTCGGCTGCCGACCTATTCAAGACGGCAATGTTGCAATGCTGGCAGTCAGGCGTTTACGGCTACACGGGCGTGCCGCGCTTGATCGTCCACGATGAAAAAGATTTCAGCGACGCAGGCGGCGCCGATGAAGCCTTTGCAGAGATGAAGCGCATAATGGAAACCGCGCTCGTTCTTCGCGTGCCTGTAATGGCGGAAGAGGAGCGCGGATCCAATTGGGGACAATTGACTGGTGTTACCTAGCCATTATTGTCATCTCGCCAATTACCCCGGCAGACAACCCGTTTCCGCCGCCAATTGCGGCGTAGAAAATACCATTGCCTGAAGTCATGATGATGGGGACTGACGTGTGATACCAGCTATTGTCTACCGCTGGAATGTAGGTCTGCGACATTGACAACCCACTGCCCGCTTGCGTAGCCAGCGTCACATTGGCTGCGGCTCCCGCGCTCTGCTTCCACGTGACTTCAAGACTCCACGTGGAGTATGAGGGGTATTGCGTAGTGTCAATGTAGATAGCCCCTGAGTAGATGGGCACCGTAGAAGCAAAGGCCACCATAGACCCGCTATATAAAGTAATTCGTGTTGGTGGCATGAAGTTAGTCAAATAACCGTAGGCGTTTGTTTGCGGTATTGCGTTGGCGGTAACTCCAGATGCGAATGGGAGCCAGCTTTGCACTGTGTGTGCCCCCGTGAAGTACGCAGAGTTGTAAGGCGTCCCATTGACCGCCGCATTGACGGCTCCAGCAGGCTCGGCGCCAACGTCAGCGTAGGTTGCATCTGCCCCAGCCGTTACAAGCCCTTTGGCGTCGTATGTGATTTTGGTCTTGGTTGCGCCAGTGATGGCGGTGTTCTTGACTACGCTTCCGGCCGCCGCTCCGGCAGTGTTGCCGAGGTAGTCAATATTACTGCCGTTTATAAATCCAGTTGCGGCAATTCCACCACCAGCCGTAAGGCCCCCGGATAGGTACGCATCGCGAAATCGTAATGCCGGTTGCGAGGGGAAAGAAATAGAGGGCTGGCCAAGGTCATACGATGCGTCGGTAGCGGGTAGCAGGTGCTGGTTGATGGCCGTCGGGTTGGTCAGGTTGCTAAGGGCTCGGTTTGCGCCGGACCCTGCACTAAAGCGCGAGTCGTCCCCGGCCGCAACCGTTCCCGCCGTTGTGCCCACGTCCTTGGTTGCGGAGTTGCCCGCTGTTACGCCGCTGAGCACAAGCCCCTTGGTATCGTACTGCACGATCTTGTTTGTTGCGCCTGATGCGGTAATCGCGGTGTTGGATGCGACATCACTTGCCCATGAGGCAACGCCAGTGCCATCGGTGTGAAGGGCTTGATTCGCGCTTCCCGAGGTAGTGGGGAGCGTGAGCGTCCACGTGCCAGCGGCGGCTGCGGGTTGGACGGTGACGGTGCCGGAGGTGGAGCCTTTGAGAGCTAGGCTTTTTGCCTGTACTGCGCGCGCTTGGACGACGCCCGCGTTGACGTTGGCTGTGACCATACTCCTGTAGATGTCACCGCCAACTTCAGCCGCGTACACATCGCCGTTGGGGGCTGCGCCCATTGCTCTCCAACCGCGTGATGTGCCTCCCAGTGCCGCAAAGCTCCCGACTCCTCCGGTCTGCCTGTAAATGTCTCCTGCGTAGACGTCTACGTAGATATCACCATTCGCCGCCGCCGTCATTCCTTGGCAGCCTAATGTTGAGCCGCTTACTATTGTGAAATTCCCAGCGCCACCCGTTTGCTTGTAGACGTCATTGGCACAGGCGTACACATCCCCATTGGGGGCTGCGCCCATGCCCTGCCAACCAAGTGCTGACTGACTAAGAGCGATAAAGTTTCCTGTGCCGCCTGCCTGTTTGTAGATATCACCGCCATAAACCGCTGCATAGATGTCACCGTTTGGTGCAGCTGCCATTCCGCGCCAGTTTCGCGACGTCTGGCTAAGAGCGATAAAGTTTCCTGTGCCGCCTGCCTGTTTGTAGATATCACCGCCATAAACTTCAGCGTAAATATCGCCATTTGGTGCAGACGCCATGCTCCACCACGTAAGGCTAGATTGACTAAGAGCGATAAAGTTTCCTGTGCCACCCGCCTGTTTGTAGATGTCCCCGCCGTACACCGACGCGTATACATCCCCATTGGGCGCGACGGCGATCCCTTGCCAACTAAGGCTAGATTGACTAAGAGCTAGAAAGCTACCAGTGCTTTCCGCAATAGAACTATTGCCTAATGCTGCGGTGCCTATGGCTTTGGGAACATAACTAGCGCGCAAGCCATATGCTGAACCCATGTTGGGAATCGTAGGTATTATCGCAGTTGACAACTTAGCATCGGTACCTAGACAGGGAATTACACCGGCAATAGCTGACGTTGTACATATGTCAGTTTGCGTTACAGTTACGGTACCGCTGTTTGTTTTTGTAGTGTTTGGGAATACAAAAACCTGCGTTGTTGCACGAGTATTTGTTAGCCTAGAATCTGCGCCTGTCACTACTTGGGCAGTTCCTGTGCCAGTTGCTGTCCACGGTATATAATTGGTGAGTGTAGCGGTTCCCGTCCAACTCCCAAAGCGCGTGTCGGTAGCCAAAGCGAAGTTTGTCGCGGACGACGTTGGCAAGTCGCCGCTGAGGTGTGTGACGGTTGCGTCCATTTTCCCGGTTAGTTCACCGCTTGTCACTACGTGGGCAACTGTTCCAGTCGCGGTGCCTGTTCCGGTAGTCGATGCCGTGGCGGTCCAAGGCACTAGCGCGCTACTGTCTATAGTGACGTCAGAGCCGAGTAGTACAACGTTGCTGCCGGTGCCCGTTCCCGTATTATTCCCTGTGGCTGTTGTTCCAATTGCCGACAAGCCTCCGGTCAGTAACAGCCTGTTGCCCCAAGCGCCAACACGGCCTTGCACATCAAGTATATTTCCAGATCGGGCCTTATCGTAATTTGTTGTTGTGTTGATTGAAACCCCGTGACTATCGCCGGGTACCATAAGAATGTCGTCATTGCCTGAACGGACGCCCATTACACCGAATTGTCGATATATCCCGTTGTACGGGTCAGAGCCAGATAGTCGCAGATTATTTTCAAGCGTGAAATAGCTAATTTGTGCGGAATTAGGCCCCTCCATTTGCATACGCGCAGCACCGTAAGGAGTGGAGAGCAGTGCAACCAAGTCGGTACTTGAAATAAACATCGGTGTCGATGCCATGCCGTCGGACGCTAACGC